CGTACGCCTTGCTAGGAGATGATATTGTTATTGCCGATGCAGCTGTTGCGCAGCAATACCGGACTCTATTATTAAGCCTCGATATGCCCATTTCTGAAGCAAAGACTCATGTGTCAGATGACACATTTGAATTTGCCAAGAGATGGTTCCATAAAGGGACTGAAGTAACAGGGTTTAGTATTGCCGGCCTATTTAGTGTATGGAAGAGATATTCCCTTCTACATAACTATTTAGTAACGCAACGACACCATGGGTGGGACCTAGAGATAGACCGGCACCCGGAACTAATCTCAGCCATATATAAACTTTTCGGCAAACCTGCGCAAGCAGTGCGTGTCGTTAAGCTATATATGGTGTTCGACCAGTTGGCGAAAGCCAAGGATACGGGGAACTACACCGCTCTCGTTGAGAGAGTAGAGCAATTCTTCGGTATCCCTATTTTGCAGCGACCAGAGCTGATTTCAGCCCCTGGCTCAATTGAAGATGTCGGAAGACACCTCCATATTGAGGCCGCAAAACGGCTAGTCGAACGAGATTTTGGGCGCTTTCAAAAGGATGCATACTCAGTTAGTGCTAAACTGACTGGTAGCTTCCTTAGAAAGTTCCCAGACTTGGATGTCCAATCCTACCGTGCCGCCCTGAGAGGGAATCACCCGTTAGTCACGGTCTTGAATCAAATGATCTTGGCGTCTGCCCATATTCTTAACAAAGAATTTGGGAAGGCCCTCGCTATTACAACAGCGAGGTCAAGCCAATTTCAAGCGATCCGAGGCTGGGATGAAAACCAGCAAGTACCAGATGACTCCTACCTAAAAGTAGGGTTATCGAAGTACTTTGTGAGTAAAGGGGTCTTCACAATGAGGGCGAGCCACTCTCTATCGATGACCGATTCCATGCTCCTTAAAGCATATCTTGACGTAAGTCGAGAGTATGTTCTAGGGACTTGGAGTCCTAAGTTGGTTGAGGTGTCTCCACCTCTTGTGGAGTCTCCGGAACCTCGCAGAGTACATCAGGTAATTCGTCCGGTCACTATACCAAGTGGCCCAACGATTTATGTGATGCCTGCTGGCTACGGGCTCTCAGAGCTAAGCACATAGGTGAGGTACTTCTCCAATGAAGTTGCGGTGGCAGTGAGCGTTCTTATGGTTGCGCTTACCACGTAACTATTGGATTCGCCTGCTGCCTATGCGGCTGTCTCTAAGTATACTCCAAACCGACTAAGGTGCGGTTACTAATGGGAATACCAATCCCTTTTAGTACCATTTGCCTTTGATAGGTAGTCTCGCGGGTCAGAGAAAGATCCGTTTGGGATTCTCCCTCTAACGAGGAGCCCCAAGCGATCTACTCAAGTATGTAC